CGGTCAAGCATTTGATAACCGCTGTCGCTGTCCCAGTCAAAGCCGTCCTCTATCATAAGTGACCTTCCACCTAACTCTTCAAGGTGTGAACCGATATCTTCAATGTACGAACCAACTGCCTTACCGTTAATGCCTTTTGCGTTACGCTCTAATTTGACATTAATTTTACCAAACAAGACTTTACGGTATTTTCCGACACTACCATAGTTTTCCTTGATTGTGTCGATTGCGTTGTCGGGAATAAGCAAGGTTGTGCCTTTTAACTCGTCACGAATTTCTTTTGCCCAAGCTTCGTGTTGTTCGTCAAGCTGTGTCGAGTATTGCAATGCTTCACGGCACTTCATAACAAATTTTTTAAAAGCCTCATTAAATTCCGAATTATCGTTCTGTACGGAGTCAATAACTGCGTTTAAAGAGTCTACATACTCAGTAACAAGAGAGTCTATTTCGGCATTAGGATTGATGTAGTAGCTCCTCATTACAGATTTAACCATGTTGTTGATTTTTTTAGCATCAGGCTTGATACCTTTACTTGCAAGCAAACCCTCTTTAACATTGTTTGTGGAATGATGATATATTTGCTCAATTGTCAATTCAGGATGGTTTTCATCGACTGCTTTTTTAAAGTCTATATTTTTCTCTTCTTCATTGTAATCAAAATCAAACAAATCATTATATTCATCATCTGATAAAAAATCATCATCACTAATATTGTAGCGAATATCATCTTCATTACCATCAAATCTCTCTGAAAGCGGAATTACTTTACCGTTATTATCGTAAGTTATTGCATCAGCTGATTTTACATTGTTCGGATTAAAAGCAATGTAAACATCAGAAACAGTATCAAGTGAAACATTACTGTTGCGACCACCGTTATCTTTAAGATTCTTAAAGATGACACCGTCATAACCTGCCTGTTTCGCATATTTAGAAACTTCTCTTGTTGAAAGGTGTTGTGTTCCGTAATTAAAATAATCCTCACCGTATTCTGATTTAATTGCATCACCGAAAGGTGTGTTTAAAACTGATTTCACATCAATTTCATTCCAATTACTTTTGCTGGCATCAATAATAAGTGGATTTTCAATCTTAGCAAACAACGAATAATTACCTTTATTGATATTTGCTTTCAATTCATCTTTTGCCTCTTGAATTGATAAAGGTTCAATCACATAACCGCCCAATTTTTTTTGAACAATTATCGGCTCGTCACTTTTGATTTCAGATAATTTGTTAAGTAATCTAATATTTTGCTCAGTATTGGAAAGTTTTTTAAATTGCTCGGTTGTGAAAGTATCATCTCTTGTCAATAAAACATATAAAGGAGTCGAAATCTTATCATAAGCGTGGTTAGTTAATGATTCCAATAAATCAACATAAGTTGATTTATGAAGAGCATAAAAACTTGACGGATTGGATTCATTATCCTTGATTTTTGCTTTAAGTATATTTTTAGCGTCGGCAATTTCCAAATCAACGGTGTTTTTATAGTTTGTAATTTCATCAACACTCATCGCTGTGAATGAACACTCAAAATCTAAATTTTGAGCGTATGCATTCAATAACTTTGCTGTGTCATCTACCGATAATTTATCTACATCAATGTTATCTTTTTCTGAGATTTTTCTGAGATTATCAACACCTGAATATGTAGAGGCAATTTCAGGGTTATTCGTTAAGAATATACTTCTGCCGTCATCCATCTTAGAAAGGTCAAAAGCAGTAAAACCGAATGATTGTGTTCCGTGATAAAGTTTGGTTGGTGTTTTTCCATCCTCTGAGTATGCTCCCCAAGACATAGCTTTTTCATCGACAAGTTTCTGTGCTGTTTCAATGTCATTATTTTTGACTGCCTGAGAGTATTGGTTATCAACCTCGCTGTCAGAAAGAAAGCTACCGCTTCTTGTGCTGTTCTGAATTTCAGTATTATTTTCTTCAATAGAATTATTGCTTTCTGTTGAGGATTTTTTTGCGTAGATTTTAGCGTTCTGATTTTTCAGACCTTCAACAACAGCTTTTTCGTATTTATCAACAATGCCTTGTAAATCTTTTGCGGTTGATTCAAGTAATCTTGCTTCCTCTGTTTTTCCTCGGTCGCCTGTGATAAGTTTTTTGATTTTAGCAATTACATTTTTAATTGCATTGATAAACTTTTTACCTGCCGAGGGATTTTCTTTCGACATTTTTTCGAGAATTTTACTTTGATTGACAAGGTCAGAAGAAAACTCCGCAATGGCTTCTTTTGTTGCTGAAATTTCTTTTTCACTCTCGGACATTTTCTGCCAACTTTTACTGTTGTAATCTTCAAGAATTGAACGGTGTTTATCAACAGTTGCATTAAAAATATCTGTGCCGACTGTATCACGAATTGCTTTTGTAAGTTCAGCATATTCTGTTGGTGCGTGTTCTGCAATGTGAGTCAACTCGTGACCGAATGTTGCTATAATCGCACCCTGCTTTAATGCTTGGTCAACAGTTTTTCTTTTAGCATTGAGGTCAATTGATACGGTGTTAGTAGCTGAATTATACGCACCGTTTTCAAGTGAGAAATTACCGTTTTCGTCAGCTTGTGAGGCATATAACTTGACATTTAAGCCAAAGTCAGCAAACTTTGAAATGTAGTTAGCTGTTGCTTTCTGCTCATCGTTAAGTTCGATACCTTCAAGAGCAGAGTTATCAACCGTACCTTTAGCGTAACCGTTTGTTTTGTCTTTCCATTCCTGCTGTAATTTTGAAAGAGCGTTGCCAGCTTTGAGTGCCGTTGTGTACTTATTCAAGCCATCTTCATAAGCCGATACTTGTACATTGTATGGTAACTGCGATGCTGTGCTATTCAAACTCTTAAACGCAACCGCACGGACACCCTGATTGAAAAATCTCGCATACTCCATAGCGAAAGTGTCAGGCTCGATTTTATCTTCTAATCCGTTATAAGCATTTTTCATCTTATCAACCGTATCGGTGTTGATTGTCATATTCTTAGCGTTTTCCGAAAGAAACTTGTCGAGTGTTTCGGCATTGTTAAGATTTGCATCAGTATCACTTTTCTCAGCGTTAAACTCAATGAGGCTCGGTGTGAACAGTTTAGTGTCTGCGGAAAGCAATGCAGTCTGCTGATTAAATCTTGCATTTTTTGCTTGATTGACAACATCACTTGCAAGAAGTGACTTTAAATTTTCAGACTTTTTGATTTTTTCAAGGTCATCGTCTGTCAAATTTTCACCGCTTGTAAGTTTGTTCGCAACAACATTTTCATCCGATGCGAGGTTTGCTTTTTTGATGACTCTTTTAAATTCCTTTTCCGATGGCATACTTTCTGTTGCTTTTTCATATGCCTCACTTCGCAAAGCACCGAGTCTTGCATCAGTCGGGTTGCTTTCATAATCGGTAACGCTGTCATTAAGACCGTAATGCTTGGCAAGGTTTTTAACCGTGTCTATGTTATCAAGAGAGGATATAGATTTTCCTGCCTTAATATTTCTTCTGTATTGAGATGTATTGACAGCAGTACCCGAAATTCCACCCATCAATGCACCGCCAATCGCATCCTGTATAATCTGACCACCGTAATTCAGCATTACTGCCTGTCCTGCCTCAGTTTCGGACATACCGCTGTCAATATATTTGTCATACTCTGTCTCAAGCTGAGATAAGCTACCGTTAATGATTTCATCTGCTACACTATCAAGGAGCGTTGCAGATACTTCTTCCGATGCCTCGGTCAAAATCTGCTTTCCTGCATTCTTTAAAATGCTCTTGAATTCCTTTACACCGCCATTTTTAAAAGCTTTTAGTTTACCAAGTGATACACCTTCGGTAAGCACCTCGACACCTGCATAGGTAAGACCTGTGGCAAGAGCCTGCTCAACAGAACCGCCATTTTCAACAGTATCATTAAATCCCTGTGTTGCTACTTCCGCACCCATCATAGACAATCCGACAGCAGGATTTGCATATGCGATACCCATACGAATAGCGTTGTCAACAAGGCTGACTCCCTGCTGGTAAGCCAATCTTCCTAATGGATTATCTATATTACTTGCGACTTTTTGCTGCAGTAAATTGTTTTTGTATACGGCAGATTCCTCAGGATTATAATATCCATCACCGCCTGTCCATTTATCAACAACGGATGCAACTTGTTTTGGTGAGGATTCAAAAGCAGACGGAATCATATTAAGCGTACTTATAGCCGTACTTGCAATCGGGTGCTTATCAGCGAAATCTTTAATATTTTCATTTTCTTTCTCGGCTTTTTCTCTGTCTTTTGCCCGTTTGTAGTATTTATAAATTTGGTCAACATTCCAACCATCGAGAGTTTTAAGCGAATTAAAGTTAGTTTCGATAGCTTTTTTCTCTTCATCGGTATATAAGGAATCTGTCGGCAGTTTACCTTTTTTGAGTTTCTCTTTTAATTCTTCTCTGTCATATGTATCCAATGCATCTTTGGAGTGTTTCTCTTCATATGACTGCATATCATAATAAGCATCAAGAGTTTTTGCCACTTCGGGATTTTGCTTGCGAAAATCAGTATAGTATTTCTTTTCGTTTTCAAGTTCCTTTTTTTGGTCGATTTTTCTCTGTAGGTTATCGAGTTCGGTTCTTTGGTTGGTGCGTTCCTGCAATTTCTTGTTTGCGTTTTTGCCCTGCGTAGTGAAGGGATTGTTATTGTAACTACCGCCAATTTCAGCATATTCCTTGTTGAAATCGCCCCAAGTGCTGTCATACTCGGCTTTCTTCTTGTCATATTCCTTCTGTAAGTCATCAGAAGTTTTGGCATCCTCTTTTGCCTGTGCAACAGCAGATTTGTATTCCTGTTCTGTGTCAAAATCCGACATTGCATTTTGAATTTCTTTTGCGTTAGTTTTGGCATCCTCTTCTGCAATGTTAAGGTCAGAGATAGCACTCTGCATATCTGATGAGTCATCAGTATAGCCGTATTTATCATAAAACTGTTTTGCAGAGCCTTTGAGGGCATCGGCTGTCTGATAATACTTTGAGATTGTATCAGCTCTATTTTTTAAAGAATCAAATGCTGTATTTTGATTTTCATAATAAGCCTTAGATGTTGCATTGCTTGCAGAGTCATACCATCTTGACAACACATCCTCGCCATTACCCATATCGTGTAATGCCTGTGCTTCTTCTTCTTCCTGACCGAGTACAGGCTGACTGTTGAGATAATCAAGATAATCATTGTTACCGTTTTTGCCGTTGATTGCATCAAGCAAACTATCGCTTTTTTCGTTAGAGTTAGAGGTATTCCCAGTCGTGGTGTTCGACTGGGAATTATCATTTTCATCTTTTTTCTTTTTAAGGTAATCAAGGTAATTCATAGATTTATCTCCTTATTTTGAGCGTGATGTTTTGTGTGCTCGCTTATACGCTTTGCCGATGTCGGATGCACCGTAGTAGCTTGAAAGATAGTTGATTTCACCGCTTGACAATGTATGATTAGCAAAAGCATTATTCAGATATTTTGGAAGAATATCGTTAATGGCTTTTGTGTAGTCACCTGAGTATTTTGAATACTGCAAGCTTCTGGCTTTGTTGTCGATTTTACTGATAAGGTCTGAGGTTGTGCTTGTCCTCGTTGCTTTCGCATTGACATTGTACCAGTTTTCACCGCTGTTTTTATTTTTGGAAGAAGAGGAATTCTTTGCTTTGTATGAATTGATTTTTTCGGTTGCCCTGTTGTTGCGAATTGTTTCTGCAAGTGCAGACTGTCTGTAAGCCTCCTCGGCTTTGTTCGCTCTGATTTGTTCGGCAAGCTGTGCATTTTTGTATGCCTCTTCAATGCGGTTTGCTCTTTCGGTTTCTTCCTGTTGTGCCTGTTCAGCACGCAATGTTTCACCCTGTTTCCAAGTGTCGATGTCATTGCTTGATGCAGTACCATACTGATTTGTCGCAAGATTAGCGGAATTGTAAAGGTTTGTACCTTTCTGATTCCAAGCGTTGAGGTCATTGCTCTGTGCGTTCTGCAGTTCGCTCTGATACAAGCCGTACAGATTGTTATATACATTCCAGTTGTTAGACCACTCATTCTGTTGTTGACTTCTGTCCTGAGCGTACATATTGTAAATGTTATTAAGTCTGTCTGTTTCGGCATTGAAACCACTTAATGCCATACTGTAATAATTACCGATGTCATTGTTGAGCTGTTGCAGATAGCCTTGATAAGCCTGAGAGCCTGCAGTTGTTGCGTAACTGTTGCCGTAACCGCCTGTCATCGCAGATGCCTGACCTACTGTATCAGCCATTGCAACCTTGCCCATATTCTGGTACTGTTCTTTCGCCTGTTGAAAAAGCGTATCATTTGAAAGGTCATAAGAAAACGGTTTACGGTTGGCAACAGCGTTCATCGCTTTGTTGTATGCTCCCTGATTGCCGTATTTAAACTGCTGTGAGAGGTTGTTGTTACCGTATAACTGATTAAGTTTAGCCTGTGCAGAATTTATCTGACCACCGAAACCACCTGCCCCTGTTGTGTAGCCTGTCTGAGCGTAATCGTTATATCGGTTCGTTGCATCATCCTGTCGGTTTTGATAATTCGTTGCATTTGCCGACTGGTTGTATTTCTGATATACATATGCCATATGCTTTAATCTCCTTTCGGGTTCTGTTCCTTTTCAAATTCATCGACTCGCTTGCGGTAATTCTCATACTCTGTCTGTACAGTTGTTAATGCCTTGTTCTGCACAGACTTGTACACTTCGCCGAAAGCCATTTCGATAATTGTCGGTGAAAGATTAGGATAGTTAGCAAGCTGATATAATTTGTTTTTCAAATCCATAATCAATACTGATTCAGGTGCTTTCGGTGGTGTGTTTGTTGTGTTTTCTGCTACTGTTTTTGTGGTGTTTTTGTCCATAGAAATTCTCCTTTTTTAATAGCTTGTAATCAACCCATTAACTACCTTGAGTGTGCTATATGTCCAAGTAATTGAGCCGTTACTACCTGATTTTATTGTTCGGATATACGGTATATCTGCTGTAACCGTGTTGTATAACTGACCGTTTCGATTGTCTTTGGTACGCAATCCCATTTCAACAGAAACATCTCTCAACCAAAATCTGCGTATTGTACTCCAACCGCTGTTGAATGTGTTACCGCCAAAAAAATTAGCGTAGCAAAATACACCTTCGTTATCGTTTCCGATTGCGTTGTTCTTAGCAAACGCTAATTGCGTTTCATAACCATTCCCACTTTCGTAACCGAAAGCAATAAATTTTCCGTTAGCTTTATCAAGGTTAATCGCAAGTCCTTTTATTGATGGTGCAGTTTTCCATTTAGTTGCACCAATGTAACCAATCGAAAGATTATCTCGCCAGAAAGACTGTCCGTATTGTGAAACGCTCGACATTTTCTTGCCAAAATAATAAAAGTTAATATCACCGTCTTCAAGCTTAATAACATTGCCAAGTTTCGATTCACTCCAAGCAAATTCAACCGCATTTGCCGATTGCCGAATGATGCTTTGGATAGTGCTTGTACTTGTTTTCTGCGTAACAGTTGATGAGATTTCGTCTGATTTAACCGTTAAGTTTGCAATATCCGTTGTGTTGGAGTCAATTTTACTTGCCCAAGCAGATATTGAGTCATTAACATTTGAGATAGCCGTTGTAAGCTGTTCACCTGTTGCGAGCGTGTTGCGGTATGCAATATCTATCTTCTCGGCTGTGATAGAGCCTGTGTAGATTTTTGAACCGTCAATAACCGTCTGACCGTTTTCTACTTTTGCCCAAGCCTTGATTTCTTCTGCCGATACAATCAACGGAATTGTCTTTGTGTAGACTTTGTTGTTATAACCGACTTCAATCTTGATAGCCGTGCAAGTTGATATGTATGCGTTGAATTCTCCCGACAGCGAAAGGATGAAATTATTTGTATTTTTCTTTGACTTGTAAAATACAGATTTGTTGCCGTTCATTCTCCATATTCTTATTTCACTTGCAGTTACAAGCTGTGTATTACCGCCTGAGTTCTGACGGAATTCAATGTTTATTGTTGATGGGGTGCAAGATGTACCGAGAATGTTTTTGTTGACTGATGATACATCGGTATAAATTTCATAAGCCTGTGCATCTATGCCATCTTTACCGTCTTTGCCTTTGATTTCACCTGTGCAAACAAAAGCACCGTTTTTATTGTTCCACACAAACAAATAACCTTTTACAAGGTAAACATCGCCATTATTCAGCGTTGTTGTTGTCTTGTTGATAATGTTTTTACACTCAGAGTCAAAATACAAGTCATAAGGAATGCCAATTTGATAATCTTCATTCTTTTTATATGCTGTGCCGAGAATTTTAACAGAAGTACCGTCCTCTCCGTCCGATACACAACCAACTGAGCAAACAGCTATGTATGTTTTGTCCGCTGAGTCTTTTGACTCGGCTTTAACATACAGTACAGATGAATTTTTGAAAGCTGTTGCAGATGAAATTATCATATTTGTTTTCATTGCGGTTTGAGTGTACTCTGTCCACACTTCACCGTCATTCGAGGTGTACCACCTTGTTGATGCAACATTGATGTTTCTTGCTGTGAGATTGACTGCAATATTTTGAACATCGTATCCGTCTGTTACTGTCTTCTTAACAAGCGTAGCGTTCGGACGGATATCAATACCCATTGCCATATCTGTAAGAGCAGTAATATCCAGTCCACCGATTGTACCCGATGTTGCATTGATATTACCGAAACTGTCAACGGTAAATGTACCGTTACCGATATTGATACTACCGCCAGTTATTTTTGCATAAGGGAAATATACTGAGTCTTTGTCGAGATAAAAAAGCTTTTTGTTTTCTGCCCACCAAGACATCTCAGTCGGTGTAATTCTTGTCTTGAGGTTCGACCGTGTATCGATAACCTTGCCGTTATACTCGAAAGAATCCGAGAGCAAACCGACTTCAACACCGTATATCGGACTTGCTCCGCTCTCATCAAGTAAACCTTGCTTGATATACGAAGTCTGATTGACTTTGTAATTATCAAGGTCTGTTTCGAGTTGTGATGCATAGTTGTATAAATATTCAATGCCTACACTACTTCCCGAAATGTCGAGCGTTGTGTCACGAAGATATTTGCCAAAGTCAGATATAGCAACATAATTGCCGTTCATCTGCGAAGTGAATTTTTCGTCTGACTGTATCACTACATCTGCTGTCTTAATGACAAGGTCACGGATGGTAGCATAACGGCTCATAAGGTCTTTGTTTACCTCTACGATATCGCCATTGGATGCAGACAGAGCCGATGCTGTCTGCTCCCACATTTTATCTACTGAGAGGTTGGCAAGTGTTGCGTTTAACTGTTCATTATTACGGTATATGTAACTGCGTATCTGTGCAAGCTGTTCTTCGGCTGTACCGTTGCCAATATTTGGCAAATCAATAAAATTCACTAAACATCACTTCCAATCTCTAATACCTTTGAAATCGAATAAATTTTGCAAGTACCTTTCCCTTCGATACGAATTGCAAAATGGTCACATCTGCGAGGTAGGACAGGTATGCTGTAAGATTTCGTGCCGTGACCGCCGATTGACGAAACTGTTTCCCAATGTTCTGAGTCATCATAGCGAATGCGGACTCTAATTTGGCTTGTAATCGGTTTTTGCACCCTGAGTAACATTCTTCCTACATACTTGTTATCTGAGTAAGAATAGCCTATAGAGCCTGTTTCTGCATACCATTCAAAGTCATCTTCTGCTGTACCTCTGCCTGTTGTGGTCATAAGCTGATAACTGTCAGCATCAATGAAGTAAAGGTCTGTCTTAACCTTGCAGAATTCTTTGATGTGAATGTTATCTTCCTTGTGCCACATTCCTGTTGTGATATCATAAACGAAGAGAGTCCATACTCCGCTTGTGTCCTGCATACAGATATAATATCTATCTCCAATACTACCGCTGACAGCGTTGCTATAGCTAACCGCACCGAGAGGATTTGATATGCTTGTCGGTAATGAACCATCATAGTAACAGACATCTGTTGCGGATTTATAGAACAGAGTTTCATTAAGTATGCAAAGGCTCTTAGATGAACCCTTCTGAACACCTCTTACTTTTTGCTCAATTACCTGATAATTGCTCGGCATTGAGCCGTAAACCTTGTGTATGCAATTTTCTTTGAAGAATAGTAAATAATTACCGTAAGCAATTGCACCTGTCCACACACCGTCAGAGCCAACAGAAACGGCATATGAGTCTGTTGATATACCTGCATATACAAACCAGTTCTTGAAGTCACCCTGCTTGCAAGCATAGATTTCGTTGACGATTTTGCCCTCGTTGTTAAGACCGTAACGGCATCCCCACAAACGGTTGTTCGATTCGATAACGAAATCCATAATCGGAGCAACACGCTCAAGTTTGACTGTACCTGTAGACTGAGTGACAACATTGTCAAGTATTGCAGTAACTACAATCCAGTTTTCCTTCTCGTCAATAGACTTGATAAGCATTGAGGTGTTAAGAGTATCAATCTGTTCTTTGATTTTGTCACTACCCGAAGAGGAAGAGGAGTCACAACCGCTGATTGTTACGGCATCACCTTCCTTGAAACCTTTACCAATGCCTGTTGACTCAATACGCACATAGGTTGTTGATAGAGATGACCACATCCGTGTGTTTGAGTTCCATACCTTCAAGTAGTGCGTGTCACCGCTTGTATCAAGCCACTTGTAACCGTTTGCGACTGTTTCCTTCTCACCGACATTAGGTGACTCATCACCTACATATACATAGTTTTCACCTTTTGGATTTTGATATTGATACTTAGTGCCATCTTGCGTACACATCGTATATACAACATTGTTGACCTCTGTTGCTATTTCAATAGTGTTATCAAGATATCCCCAGTCGGATATATCTTCCGTATTAATGAAGACCTTGTCAGGAAAAATAACAAGGTATGCACCCATCGACACCATTGTTTTATCTGTGTCCGTCAAAATAATATGGTCAACCTTTTCACCGTCAATGTATAAATACATACCGTCAATGTAGCAGAGGTTATCACGGCTTGCCATACATTTGGGTTTGGTAAACTGTTGTACAATGCCTCTCTTATCTCTCGGTGACAACACAGGATAGTAATTGCCTGTCATATTCTGCATATCATAGAATTCCGTGTCACCGATGCGGATGTTGTGGTTATATCCTGCAAACTGCTCCTGATACTCTCGCTGTGCAGAGGATGAATCAAGCTGTGGAAAATTAAAAGCCATAGTATCACCGCCTAAAATGTAATGTGAGCAATTTCTTTTGGCATATGGTTGCAATGCCACCAATTGACGAAAGAATCATAATGGTTGCTGTACTGTGCAGATGATGCGTTGTATCTGTCATACTCCTTGTTGACAAGGTGTATTTGAAGTTCAAGGAATGCTTTGTAAATCTCTACTGCATACGGTTTCGGAATTAGTAACGGCTGATTGCGTGATGTGTTCTCGTCATATCCGATGAAGTCTGTATCTTCATAACCTTCGTGCGTATCAAAGACTTCGTTCTTGACCATTCTGTCGAGAGAGTCAAGCCAAGCAATCTTTTCATCTTCTGTGCGGTTGTTCGGTACTGTTGCATCAATCATATCAATTGCATCAGCTATTGTAATGTAGTCCATATTTTCATCTCCTTAAAAACAAAAAAGAGGCGGAAAAACCGCCTCTTAATCTCATAATCAAGCCATCGGCTTGCTGTCTTTGAATGCCATTTTCTTGATGAATTCCCTCGCCTGTGTGCGAGCCTTTGCTTTGTTGTTGATAACCTCAGCAAAGATTTCATCCACCTCAACAGGCACATCGGTCTGCACAAGAATATTGTGACCGTTGACCGAGAAGAATTCCTGTTCTGCTCCGTCACCTTCAATCTGAGGGTCACGGGGAAGAATAACAGTAACCTTCTTGCCTGTAAGACCTGCATTCTTATTTGAATTTGTAGCCATAGATAATCTCCTTATCAGTTTTCTTCGTCAACAGATGAGTAAGAAGAACCTGACTCGACACGGAGGATTCTCTCCTCATAAAGAATCTTAGCACCGTGGCTAAATTTGTAGCCTACTGTGCTGTAAAGTTCGAGAGGACCGCCGATTTCCGACTTATCCTTGATAATCATATGCATTGACTCGTTTTCGGGTTCAATGATACCGAAAGCCTTTGCACCGAGGAAGAGTGTGTCATATGTAGCGATGCCGAGTTTGTTGTGTGCATGAATCTTACATTCCGTTGATTCAACGAAACGGCAACCGTGAAGTTCGCCAATTTCGCCCTTGAAGATAGGTGCTGTGTCATTGTATTTGTGGTACTCTTTCCACTCGTCAGACTCTGTAAGGTCATGAGCGACAGAGGGATGGATAAGACATACATAGCTACCGTTAATCTTCGGTGCTTTGTTCTTCTTGAGCCAAGTAACAGCCTTTTTAACGACCGCAGGAGTGAGAACACAATCTGCTGTAAGTGTATCTCTTGTCGAAATTACTGTGCCGTCCTTCTTTGGACAGTACATAACAGAGTTACCTGCGATGAGGACATTTCTGGTGAGTGTGTCCATAGTCGCACCTGCCGATGCACCCATCTCTTCTGTACAGCCCTGAATAATCGGGTCATATGCCTCATACTCGAGTCTGTCTGTGATTGTTGTGTAATCACCGTGCTGTGATGTTGTGCCTTCAATCTTCGTCATACCGAAAGCCTGTCCTGTCGGTGTAACACCTTCGGTAATTGGGGTAAGAGCTTTCGGAAATGTGTTGAATTTACGCCATTCACTCTTATTGCCGTGAATCTTCTGCTTGTCGCCGAACTGATTGAAGATAAGTTCTGCTCTTGCGTTTTCGAGAAGTGAAGTGTCGTAGAATGTCTTCATTGTCGGGGACATTCCACTTGCGGATGTTTTGTTTGCGTTCAATGTGGTTTCATCAGCGAAAAGCTGGAGAATAAGATTGTACATAATATTAGACATAATAATGCTCCTTTAAAATTAGAATTTGGGAGCAACACCTGTCCTTAAAAACTGTTCCTTGATACGCTTAAAATCATCAAGAGTAAACTGTGACGGGTCATCCTTCACAATGACGGATGCACGGTGATTCATACCGTTTTCCCTTGGTCTTTCTTTGTTAGCTTTAACTGCATTTGCAGTATTGATAGCTGTCTGATTGACCGCATTGTTTACTGTAGCGTTGAGGATATCCTTGTAATGAATCACACGGTAAGCATTGTCTACTGAAAGACCGATACCGCCTAATTCCTGCGGGTCAACAAGTTTGCGAAATTGAGGATTACTCATTTCTGTTTCAAGGTCGAAAGAAGGAAACTGTTCTCTCATTGCATCCGACTGACTCACAAGGTTCTTGCAATGTTCGTTAATGAATGCCTGTCTTTCTCTGTCTGCCTGTTCACGCTTGTTGTTCTCAAGAATTCTCTCTGCTTTCTTGACTTTGACATATTCCTCAACAGGCAATCCTGCCTCAAGTGCCTCATCTTCATACAGCTTCGTGTCATTCTGAATGCTGTTGCTGAGGTCATCAAGGAAACTGTCTGATGCGGAATCAAGTCCGTATCTGACATTAGCTATGTTGAGGATGTCACGCATTCTTGCGTTCTCAGCCTTGAGCGACTCCTGCTCCTTGAATCTCTTCGAGAAAGCTTTGTCCATATACTTCTGGGCATCGTCTTTCCACTCGTCAGACTTGACGAGTTCAGCAAAAGTCATTTTCGGCTTTTCTTCGGGAACAGCACCGACTTCGGTGTTGCTTTCACTCTGCTTACCGTAAACAATCTTCGGTGCAGAGCCTTTGCCATCGGCAGGGAACGATGTGTTTGTTGTTTCTCCTGCAATGCCTGTTGAGCCTTCACCTGTTCCTGCTCCTGCGGATGCACCTGCAGATGCACCACCGCCACCGTCAGCGAAAAGCTGAATGTTAAAACAACGGAACATAAGTTCAGTAACAACGGCTGTTGAGATAGTCTTAACCATTGCTATCTCCTTCCATAAAAAGTCTGTGGTTAAGGTCACGAGCCTATGTTCACAATTTATCATTGCAGAATAAAACACCTCAAACCATCAATTTCAAAACGATAAAAAATTTTGCAATTCGTAAAAATGGGTGTTTTTTACGAATTGAACATTTTGCGGTCATCAGCAAAATGTTATTTTAGGCATAAAAAAAGCACCCATAATTGGGTGCTTAGAAACTTTGGGAGAGAGTTGGGAGAAAATTAGATAACGGTCAGCTTAATGTTGTCGGGATAGTTTTCGGCAAGCAGATTAAAGCCTGTTGTAACGGTCATAAAAACTAACTGCACATTAGGCTCGTATTCCTCATTAGGTTTGCATCTGTATGTAACACGCTGTTTCTCACCCTCACCGCTGATAGTAAATGACGGTGATTCTGTCATAGCTGTGCGGAATTCTTCAAGCGTGTTTGCAAGCGTGTACAAGAGCGTTGATGCTCCTGCACACACAATGTCCTTACCATTCTCGGCAAAATCTGCGTGACCTCTCATTGTTACGGTGTAATTCTTTGTGTCGACTTTAACTTTAAGCATATAGAATTCTCCTTACTACTGATTAACCTGAGTTGATGCCTGTGCTTTTTCCCTTGCATTTGTCATAAATGACCTTTCGGATGTATCGTCTTCTGTAATGCCATCAACAGAGAGATTACCGCTCGGTTCTTCGGAATTGTTTCCGTTCTCAACGAGAATCGCCTGTGCAAGCTGTTCAGCCATCTGCGTGCCATTTTGCATATCTACCTGCTGTGCAAGGTTGAACGCAATCTTTTGTAACTGCTGATACTTATCAAACATTGTGCCGTTTTGCATTATCATCTGTATAATTTCATCCTTGTGTGCGAAATCCATTGTCTGTAACAGCATAAGCGACATGTCAACATTCTGGGGTGAGAACACACCGAGGTTGTACAACTGTATCGCAAGTTCGTTCTGTTCCATTTTTGTGTATGGTGAGGCTTTTTGTGCGGTTACTTCTATGTCAAAGCAAGGCAGTCTGAGTCCCATATCTCTGCCGAGAATGCTCGGCTGTTTCTGCGGCTTGAGTCCTGCGTTGTTGTACTGTACGAATTTTTCTTGTCCATACTTGCCTGTGATGCGGTATTCCCTGAGTACATCGTAAAACTGACGGATTAATTCAATGACCATATTTGTGATTTTGCGGTGCATCGTGTACATAATTTTATTATGAGTACGACTCATCTTACCGCTCTGCTCCTGCATTGTCGCAATAGCCGATGCGGCGGTGACTCCCGAAGTGCTACCGCCATTGTTCACATCACGGTTACCGAGTGTTTCCTTCATCTCAGCTATGAGGTTTTCTCTCATATTCACAACAAATGTCGGTACTGGTGAGGTTGCAATCAGCTTGATTGAGTCATCGTTAAGACTACCTGTTACATGTACAAAGTCTTTGCTCCAATCAGCAAACTCAGCCTCGTTGACCGCTCCGTTGGTCTTGGAGAAGTATCGAGGCTTGCTTGTTACTCTCGCATTGGTGAGCATAGCCTGTGTAAGCACATCTATAGCGTGTTGGTCACCTCTGCCGATGTCCGTATATCCGTATCCTGCAATACTGCCCTCGACAGGGAAGAGAGGAGTAACAACAAAGGGATAGAGTCCGTGGTCATACCAACCATTCGGATAGTTTTCGGCATCATTCTCAGTTGCAAAAAGTACAGTACCCTCTACAAACTTACAATAATGCAAGACCTGATTGCCGTTGCTATCAGACTGCTTATAGAACCAATCTACAACGGTTGTCTTACCGTCTGTATCAATTGCATCATCTGTACGATACTGGTCAGATATTACCTTGTGGCTGTTGAGCTTTCCTTCAAGCTGTGGATACTGCTTGACAAGTGATTCATTATCCACGAGCGAAGTGTGAAACACCTCTTTACTATCCTGTATGTCTGTGACACCTGACTCCCAAAACAGATTGAGTATGTCGATTTTCTCGACTGATATGTCACCGAGTCCATCGTGCTTAGTACCGTCCCAAAAGACACCTGCACAGCACACACCCTGTTTAAGTATGTAGTTGGCAAGTTCTGAATATGTGTTTTCGTAGTCATTTTCCTCGAAAATAACAGGCAGAATACTCTTGAGCTTTTCAGCTTCTTCCACATCATCTTCACGCTTAGGTCTGATGTTTGATTCAGGATAACCGTCCATCAAGTCAGCGTGCTTTGATGCAATGCAGTTCCACAGCCAAGCTGTTGCGACTTCGTTGTCACCTTTTTTCTTGTTGCCATTGTGGTCATAGTAATCCCATTGACGGAGTTTCCAGTAATCTTCATTCGCTTTGATTCGTCTATCAAGGCTTGTCTTGTAGGTCTTGTACCGCATTAATCGGTCATATGCCTGTAATACTGTACGCTCAGTTATCACAGGATTCAGCACGGCTTTTGACTCTGTTGTAGCACTGCCTACAATGCCTTGTGTAGGTGCATTGTCATCGGACAACATCTGTGTTGTCTGCTCTGCTGTTGTGTCATTCTGTGGTAATTCCGAGCCGTTCCGCATATGTTCAAGCTGATTCCGTTCGTCTTGAGTCCACAAGATGCGGTTATCGGGAGCAGACTGCGTTCTCTGCAGTTCTGTCTGCTGTTCTGCCTGTCTGCGTTCCTTTTCTTCTCGTCTTTTTTTTCTTCTTAATGCCATAAGTAATTCTTCCTTTCGTTATCTTCCGACAGCGGATTCGGCTGTGGTATCTTCGGTTCAATCTTGCGTGCAGGTGCTATCGGTCTTGACATACACCAATATCGCAATGCATCAGCAATGTGGTCTTCTTGGCTTGTGTCCAAGTCCTCTTTTTTTGTTTCATCGAACATAAGCAGAGGCAGAGTCCTTATCGTGTGCTTGCAATTACTGAACACATAGAGCATCGGCTTGCCGACTTCATCAAACGCAAAACGGTAATGCATTTGCATCCATCCTGCAATACGGTCATTTTGTCCCTTGTCGAAGTAAATACCGTACTTTTCTGCAACATCGTTGACCGACTCGCCTCGTGAGCCGTCCCAAATTGCTGGGTCTGCCACTCCTTGAATATCCCGACCTGCAAGCTGTGGCTGTGTATGCTCATACTCCGACATCATCTCAAACTGCTTATATGGTTGCCATTTGACACCCTCGTTTGGTGTCGCTGTGCATCCGTAATACTCGTCAATAACATACGCTCTTCCGTCATAGTCTACAGCTATGTAAAGCATTGCAAACGGCTTACCGTAACCGAAGTCATACGCTCTATATACTCGCCATTCTTGCGGTATATCGAACGGCTCTATCACATTTGTGTATCTGCCGTATTTGAGAGCATCCTCGGGAGATAAGCCGAGCTTGTGTGCCTCTGCAACATCAACCTCAGTACGGAAATCCTCGAAGAACATACCCTCGAAGACATCCCACCTACCATATAGCCAAGCATCACGGAGTTTTGGTGGCAATGCCTCAAGCTGTTGTATGTATTCAGGCTGACTTTCCATTAATGCCTTATTATCCGTTACAAGCGACTGAATAAAGCAGTAATCATCAGCTTGCTCATACTGACCGAATTTGCGGTCGATGAACAATCGTTTGAAGTAACCGTGACTCTGTCCCCCTGGGTTGAGAGTATAATAAATTCTTTTCGGGTAATCATTTACACCTCGCAAGCAAGCCGTAATAGCTTTGATTTGGTGTTCTGAGAGCAAACAAGCCTCGTCAATGAAAATCACATCAAATTCAGCTCCTTGATACTGTTGCAGGTCAGCATCGTTTTTGCAATAGCCAAATTTTATTATCGAACCGTTCGGAAATGTAAAAATCTTGTCCTGAGTGTTGTATCGGGCGATTCCTGCCAGTTCTGCTCTTAGCGTGTTAATGTGGTTGTTGAACAATTCGGGATATGTTCTGCGGACTATAAGTATCTTTATCCCTGCGTACCTCGCACACAATAATTTAGCTTTGAGTCGGACAGCAAAGGACTTTCCTCCGCCTCTCGCTCCGCCATACGCAACATATTTCTGCTTTGCAAGCAAGAATTGTCTTTGTTTGTCGTTTGGCACACCTAAATAGTTAATCTTTGTCATTCTGCGTACCTCTCTGCCTCATCTGAGAGAGCGAACATAGTCGGCTCTATGTTGTCCTTATCCTGCTGTGCTTTGAGCCGTTCACGCTCAAGGGCAAGCCGTTCACGCTCAAGGGCAAGCCGTTCAGCCTCAAGTCTTCCGATAATGCCGTGCAGATTTTGTTTAACCTCTACGGCATCTTTCAACGCTCTTGACAAACTTTGCAGGTCTTTGGTCTGCATCGGCGGAATGACATCATAGCCGTTTGACTCATCGCCCTCTCGCCTCAAAAAATCAAGGATTAAATCATCCATCTTGTCTGAGGCTTTAATAAGTTTCGTCATTTTGTTGACTTTTTGCTTTTCAATCTGTTCTGTAGCTTTTTTGTAGACATTTTGTGTAACTTTTTGTCTTTTTTCACGCAGACCGTACTCATCTATATGCCTACGCAGGGTTGACTCTGCCATACCATATTTTTGGCGGATTTCAAACTGCTCCAAGCCGTTTATATATTCTTGTTCAATCTCGTCCCACGGATATTTATTTGATGACATTGTCACACCTCTTTTGCACTATAATGTTTAAATTAAATACTATATAAGCAAAAAAAAATTCGCTAACCGCACACGGCGAACAATCAGCGAACAGTCAGCGAAAAAATATTTTTTCAAAAAAATTCAAAAAAGCTATTGACAAGGCACGAAATTCGTGTTATTATAAAGGCACAACAGAGGGAAACCTCCAAAAAACAAAAGGAGATTAAACACTATGACAAACACAAAATGGTTTAACAATCCAAAAACACTTGAAGAACTCAAAAAGCAGTACAAAAAACTTGCGATGGCTCATCATCCCGATTGCGGTGGAACAACAGAAGAAATGCAAGAGATTAATGCCGAATATGACGAACTCTTCGCAGTTCTCAAAAACGCAAAATCAACCGCAGACGGCAAAGTGTACGAAACCGCCGAGGAAGTAAAAGAAACTCCCGAAGAGTTCAAAAACATTATCAACGAACTTGTTAAACTGCAGGGAATTGAAATTGAAATCTGCGGTTCTTGGGTATGGGTAACAGGCAACACATATAACTGCCGTGAACAGTTGAAAGCCTTGAAATTCAGATTTTCAAAGAAGAAAACAGCGTGGTATTATCACAACGAAGATTACAAGAAAAAGAGCAAAAAAACATTCAGTCTTGATGAAATCCGTGAACTCTTCGGAAGTGAGAAAATTACACAAAAGCAATCACTCTTGGCATAATATCTAATCGCTGAGCTAACGGCTTGACGGGCAGAGGAAAAATTAAAATGTTAAAAGGGGTTTTTAATGATGAATAATAATCAAACGCTTTATACGAAAGAAAAAGACGGCACAATTCAAAAATGGTATTTATGGGGGTGGGTAGGCAACCGAATAGCCGTTTCAACCGTAAAAAATGCAAGACTTAAAGATTATAAGCGATATTATGATATGAACGAAATCGGCGAAAAGATATTCTTGACAAGAACAGAAGCAAATGAAAGGGGGTAACGGTATGAACACGAATGATGTAACAGCATTAACAAGAATTTTTGCAAAAAGAATAAACGAAATGATAAACGAGTATATAACGCTTGACGAATTAGGCGGTATATTTGCAGACCTCGAAGCGTTAGAAAATCTTTCAAGCAGATTAACAGCACTTAAATCAATAGTTGATAGTATTGAATGTAAGTAATTAACGAAAAAGCCGATAGACAAAAGTCGCTGAGTTATAAGAAAAAAGAGGTTTTTTAAATTATGAGAAATTGGAATGTGTTCGCTATTCACAAAGGCGGTCAAAACGCTGATGAAGAAACTTACAATAGCAAAGCAAAGGCAATTAGAGTCGCAAATAAAAAACTTGTAGAAGGTGAGGAATATGAAAGTATAAGTGTTATAGCCGACAATGGTGAAGAATTATTGGACGGAACAGAAATAATAATAAAATAAAGCAAATATCTTTTTATACTCATCCCACCCGAAAAAATTTAAGTTTTTTCAAAAAAGTATTGACAACACGAAATCCGTGTAGTATATTATAATCAACAGATAACAACACAGGGCAACACCCACGGACACAAAAAGGAGAAAAAACACTATGAAAAAAGAAATTTTAAGTTTGATTGAAAGCAACGAAGGCGAGTTTGTACTGAATAACATCAGTTATCTCAGAAGATGGAAAAAATCCGCAATCGGTGAAAATGTAGACAAGTTGGTTGTTGAATTTGAAAATATCAATAATGTAAATTTCGGAGTAGCAAGCAAAGAAATTGTTGCAAGAGATTATAACGGTATTATCAATGAAATCACGATTGCCACGAAAGAGTATTTGCAGGAAGTATCGAATCGTCTTTGCAGTAATTTGAAATGTGGCTATATTAATTCTAAATAAATCGCAGAGTGACCGACCTTCGGGTCGGGTAATGCGGACGGTCACAATCCCGAAGGTGTGTTTCAGGTTCGAGGACATTTCAGAAGATACCAAACAGGACAAGTAGTGTGGATTGATGGTTATATGAAAGGAGTTGATAAAGTCGATGACAATTAAAGAGGCACGCATTAAGGCAGGATTAACACAGCGAGCAATGACGGATTTGTTACTTATTCCGTATCGCACAGTACAAGATTGGGAGTCGGGAAAACATAACCCACCGATTTATGTTGAAAAGTTAGTTATTGATAAACTTCTGCAAATTGCAGAACAGTCAGCAGAACAGTCATAAAAAAACAAAAAAGGCACACCATAAACGGTGTGCCTTTCCTGCATAGGTAAATAGTAAATATATAGGAAATTATGAAGACAATTTAAACAGCACGCAAAAAGTGCGTGTTGATAGGCAAGCAAGATGACCTCGTACACTATGATACAGACGAGGTCATCTATACGGAAGAAAGGATAAAAAAACTAATCTACCACAGTAGAAATTAAAAAAACAAACTTCCGCACTTATATATTACTACTTTTTAGGCTTGCAGTCAAGCTTTTTGTGTAGTAAACAACAGAAAAGGCTCAGCCAAAAGCTGAGTCTTTTCTGTTTTAAGAACTAATAGTTTATGCTTGCATAAGTAAAAAACAAAACCTTACACAACATTATAATACATTGCAATTCTAAAAAAGTCAATACTTTTTCAAAAATCAGCCGAGTGCTTTTTTTGCATTTGCGATTTTGCTGTCCTTAGCCCTGATACCATCGTTGATAAGATGATAGATAGCATTGATTGTCTTCTCGCCGACAATGCCATCAACTGTAACCTTACCTGCTCTCTGTGCCTCTTTAACAGCTTTAAGAGTGCCGTCACCGAAACCGTTTGAATTATCGACTTTTGTTTTGATGATTTTCATGTTGTACAAAGTAATTAACTGTTTCTTGAATGCAAGTGTAGCTGTGTTATGTGAACCGTATTTAATCATTTCTTCCTTCACCTCTGATTTTGATTTGATAATGTTTTTATTCATGATGACATCGGTGTCAACATTACCGCTGATACCGCTGATTCTGCCGTTATCGGCGTTCTGCCATATATCGCAAGACTTGGATGGGTTTGATGACCATTGTGCAAGCCAAATACTGTACTTACTTCTGAGCTTTTCATAATCAAGGTGATTGTTGAGCCAGTTAAGATTACTGTATACCCCCGCACGGTAACCACCCGATTTGATAGCATCGCAAAAAGCAATTGCAATGTTTGTCAGAGCCGACATACCGAGCTTTGTCTGACCACTCTCCTCGAGGTCATAATATACAGGTAATTCAAGCGTTTTACCTTTGATGCACGCAAGGCATACCTTAGCCTCCTGCTTTGCCTCTGCAACAGAATAGGCATAGGAATACCAATATACACCGACCGCAAGACCTGCCTTCTTAGCGTTTCTGTAATGCGTTTCAAATTCAGAGTCTTTTTGATAGGTTTCTTTGCCGAATCCTGCACGGATAATCACAGCATCAATACCGCTGTTCTTGACTTTGTTGTAGTCAACTCCTGTCTGACAGTAGCTGACATCAATAGCAGTAACTTTCATTGTTATTCCCCTCTTTCGTAAAGCTGTTTTGCAAGGACATATCCTTCGAGCTCCCACAATTTGTTTTCAATTCTTGACATACAGATTTCTGTACCGATTTTTTCATCATAGTTTGCTTTGTCAACCGCTCCGCTTGATTCAGTTATGACAAAGCCGTTTGGCAGTTTACAGTTTACGATTGTTACCTTGCCGTAAACTGTTTCGACCTTAATTTCTGATTTTTCAAGCAATTCGTCAATCTGTCGCTTTGTAACGGTATTTTTCATAATTATTCCTCCACTTTCTCATAAGTTTTTTTAAAAATATCAGGCTTGCAAGCGTATAATTCTCCAGCAATGCATTTGATGATATAGTCCATAACACTACATTTCATATCCCCTTCAAGAGTTTTAATAAATAATTCAGGGGGAGTATTATTTATTTCTTTGTAATAGAGCGTACTTTTTTGTAGGCATTTACCGCCCATTCAGGCACACACCACTTTTCATTAGCTTTCAGGTCGCCGTCATATTGGAACGCTTCAATAACAACGGGTATTTTTCTGTACTTTGCTACAGTAGGTGTGTTTTCATCAAGATTAACACCCTCTAAAACCGCTCTTGCTCTAAGTACAGCCTTATATTCAGCCATTGCTTTAATTTGCAAGTCATATGTACTGCGTGGGCAAGTCGGAATAAAATTCAGATTCCCTTTGTCCCAATTATCAAGCATTTTCTTCAATCCCTTATAACGGATTACCAATTGATAATACTCGGCTATGAATCTTTCTTTGTAGTCCTCACTCACCATACCGTTAATTGTTTCAGATAAGACCATAATACTTATTCCTCGCTTTCTGATACTTCGGGCAGTCCTGCAAC